CAAGATGATCCAGGCATTGATAGGACCGATTGCATCACTGGCCGGCAGCTGGATGGAATCGAAGGTCGAGCAGACCAAAGCCAAAGGCAGGGTTGCCCAGGCGAAAGCTGAAGCCGAGGCCGAGGTAATGAAAGTGGCCGCGACTCACGAAGCCGGCTGGGAAAAGATCATGGCTCAGGCCAGCCAGGACAGCTGGAAAGACGAAGCCTGGACAGTCTTATTCATAGTAATCATTGCCATGTGTTTCATCCCGCCGCTGCAACCGTATGTTGATCGGGGCTTTGAGGTACTCGAGTCTACCCCACCCTGGTTTCAATATGCCATGTATGCTAGTATTGCAGCATCGTTTGGACTCAGATCGTTAAAGGGTATACGAAAATGAAACGCTTCAAGACGGTGCCAAAGGACAAAGAGAGCGGGCTGCCAGAGAAATATGTGAGCGGCAGCCGGAGTCCGTCGGCCTCGAGGGCGGAGATACTGCGCACCAGGCGCCGGTATAAAAAAGGTTTGTTGAGTCCGGCAGAGATGGACCGCATCAGCAAGCAGAGGAGCAAAACCTGATGGCTGCACCACAAAAATACAAGGACGCCCTGGGCGCTTCTCGGGCAGAGAAGATTTACAAACGAGGATTGGGGGCTTACTATTCCAGCGGTAGTAGGCCAGGCATGTCAGCTCATGGCTGGGCTGTTGCCAGACTCAAGGCCCATGTAAAGGGCAAAGCAACCGTGAAAAAAGCAGACGCTGATTTATTTAAGAAGGGATAAAGCTATGCCAATGGGTAAAGGAACATATGGGTCGAAGGTCGGGCGTCCATCAGACAAGGATAAAAAAGATCCGAAGATGAAAAAAGCCGCAATGACCAGACTCCGCGCAATGCAAAAGGGAAAATGATATGGAAAAGCCTATTCCTAAAAAATCAAAAAAATTTTTTGACATGTTAATGAAAATGTCAAATGAGTTTATTGACAAGCAAAACAAAACTGCAGCAAAAAATTCTGCGATGCTGCGCAAGGCTGCTTTGTCTGGAATGCACAATGAAAAGGGCGTTCCTTATTATCAAATAGAGCAGATCAGAAAAGGCTTGCCAGCTGCAGAAGCCGCGCAAAAGATGAAAACAACAGGTGATGCACAGATGTTGCGCCCTAAAGATCCTCGTAAAAAACAGAAGCCAAGTGTGACATAATGGATCTCGAGCAGCTGAAAAAAAGCCTGGTGCAAAACGAAGGCATGCGGGTGATGATGTATGACTGCCCAGCTGGTTACAAAACCATCGGCGTCGGTCACAACCTAGAGGCTCGAGGCATCACCGAACATGCTGCCATGATGATCCTCGAGGATGACATCAAGCAGACTATGGATGAGCTGGATCATGCAATCGGGGACTGGTGGCGCGAGCTGCCCGAGGCATCCGCCCTGGGTCTGGTCGAGCTGGCGTTCCAGATTGGTGCCGGCGGCGTATCAAAATTTCAGAACAGTCTCAGACTCATCAAAGACAAAGCCCCACCAGAAACAATTCTGATGGAGCTTATGGATAGTATGTGGGCAAACCAAACCCCGAACCGTGCCGAGGTCGTTGCCAGGCGGATCGCTACTGGAGAATGGTGAGGCCGGCTTTCATGCCCCTCGATCTATTGATCCAGCCCCGCCGCTCGAGAGCTGCCAGGTGTTTTGCAATGTTCGACCGGCTCGTACCGAAGTGGTCTGACATATCTTTGTGCGTCGGGTAAACCCCAGACGTTTTATGATACGCTCGGATATAATCAAACACCTCGAGCTGCTTCTCAGTGAGTCCAATCTTATCCACCATTTGACGCTCCTAATTTTGCCAGGTGTTTCTTGTAAGCATCGGTGACGATCTGCATATCCGCTTCAGCCAGCTGGTCCAGGGTGTCCTGGTTGTTTTCACGCAGCTGCCGCAGCATGGTCATGCGATCCCTGGGCGATAGCTCTTTGCCAGATGCAGTCTTTTCAGCGTTGGCATACGTCGCCATCATCTTGAGAAACTCATTAGCAAAATCATCCAGGCTGGACAGTACATTGCCAACCGGCTGGCCCTTGGCAGATACTACCTGGTATTCGGTAGCCGGCTGCTCGGCCTCTGGTGCCTCAGTAGGCGCCTCGATAACCTCGCCGGTATCTTCCACAACAATTTCATCTTGCGGCTCTGTCGGCGCTGCTATGGCATCGAGCGGGTTGTCCGTCGGAGTCACATTGACCGGCTCTTTTTTCCCCGTTGGCATGTCCTGGGCTTCTTCCTGGGTGATGATGCCCTTGAGTGCATCGGGAAACCCGTCGCGAACTGCAAAGCCTCTGGCTCTCATGGCCAGCATCCGATCAGGATACTGCGACCAGGGGCCTTGCTTGTTCCAAAGCCTGGCACGTTTCGCATCGGCAACCGAGAATGACCTGGTTGTTTCTTCGATCTCATCACCATACCGGCGCTTTACTTTGCAATAAGCTGTTTGCTCATCGCCCTTGCCCTCGATCCATTCCGAGACGCCGGCGCATGCAGGGTGGTTTTTCACCAGGGCAAGCGCAGCGTCACCATAGATGCTCGGCTTGCCATTGATTACCGCAATATTCTGCAGCGCCTGGAGCGGCTGCAGCCCGACCTCGTAACCCCATTGGATGCAGACCAAAACGTCCTGGGGTTTTCGCTGATAATTTTTTGGCACCATTTCCGATTGCGCTAACATCTTTGAAAACTCGATGGCCTCGGTCATGTTGGCTGGCGCCAGTGTTGGCAGATTATTCGCCATTATTCATCTCCTTAATTGTAACAGACTTTTGCCGGATCTCCCGCTCCGGTGTTGCGGCTTTTAATTCATGGCTGCAGCTGGGGCATGTCTCAGCTGGCTTGGCCTTGTATTTACGCATCGGGCATTTAACCTGGTATTGTTTGCCAGTCTTGGCATCGACCAGGGTGCCGGTGCTGTAGTTGCCCAGGGCAGTCATCAACCTGGTAGACTCCTGGGCCTTGATATCCTCGGCTGATTTGATTGCTGCAGCTGCAGCCTGGTATTGTTTCACCGACTCAGCCAGGTCAGAGTCAAGCTCGAGGGCCGGCTCATCGTCATGCACCTGGGCGAAACGCTGCACGGCCTCATCAGGTGTTATCGGATCTGGCCAGGTGCCATCAGCCATGTGTTGTTCAAAGCTGGCGACTCCGCGCTTGATCGCTGTTTGAGTCTGCGTGTGACTGCTGAATATGTGAGCTGTTATCTCGCGTCCCTGGTGACAGGTAAACAAGATGCCGGCGCCATAACCGTGGCACATCATGCCAGCTTGCAGCTGGATCGGACCTCGATACAACGGCGGGTCATCAGCTCGCCTGTGAACTGTTGTGAACTTGGCCTCCAGGACCATCGGGCAATCAACGTACAGTTTACCGCTCTCGGTCATCACATAAATATTTTTGCTGGCATCCGTCTCGAACTCGACCGGCTCGGTGTGTTCATAGAGTCCATCATCAGAATAATAAAGCTCCATCAGTCGATGCTTCTTTGCCTCTTTGTGGCTATGCGTGTAAACCTGGGCTTCATCCAGGCCCAGCATCCGCATGCCGTGTTCGAGGATTACACCCTCGACCTCGGTGCCAATGTCAGCTGCCAGGCTGTCGAGCGGTGGTCGCTCGATCCCCTGGACGCTGTTACGGGCAGCCTCGAGAACGTCATAAGGTGTTTGCCAGGGCGAATAGCCCAGCCAGGCCGGCATGACACTGCCGGACAAATGATTATCTGGTGAGAGTTTTGGCATGGTAAAAATCCTTTCCCCACATTACAAGTTGCTGGCGACCGCTGGCGCCTTTCAGTTTCCGGTCATCGACAATGACCAGGCCTTTTTCTTTTAAAGCCTTAAACCTGGGCGTGATGCTGTTGTATCTGTGTCCAGGCAGCGCATCACATACCTGGTCAGCAATGCAGCCTCGATCCCCGAAACTGCAAATTGCATCGTAAACAATTTTTTCCATGGCCGTGACGTTTAACGCCTCGGCAGCTGCATGACTCGTTGACGGGTCATCGCGTCTGGCCAGCTTGTATGCTGGCGTTTCAAACATATCCAATGTCATTGATTACCTCCTATTGTAGTTTGATACCAATACTCCGCGTGTATCTTCCAATCAGCCAGGTTACGCAGCGCACAGATAGTTTCGTTTTGGCACTCGCTGCGTTCAACGCGAGGCCAGCAGCTGGGCTGGATATCCCAGGCTGTAAGAGCCATGTCGTTATATGTACACCAATACGGGCGCAGCGCCGTTGGGTGGCCGCAATGTCTGATAACCAGGCCAGGCATATCTTCCCGAACCCATTTGTCGTTGCGGCCT